GAAGACGATGTATCTGATCCAAAACCTCTACCCACTATTCCGGGCTTTAATATTTTAATTCGTCCCGTATCAATTAAAGCTAAAACAAAAGGTGGTATTATACTACCAGACTCAACTGTAGACGATATGTCTTATCTTACAACTGTAGGTAAAGTTCTTGCAATAGGCGATCTTGCATATAAAGATAAAGAAAAATTTTCTACTGGTGACTGGTGTAAGGTAGGTGATTATGTATGTTATGGTAAACATGCAGGTGTAAAAATGATCTATAAAGGTGTAAAACTTATTCTTTTATACGATGATCAAATTATGTTAAAGGTAGAGAATCCAAAGGATTTAGACCCTACATTTAATTTATCTAGTTAAGGGGTTGCGTAAACGTAAAAAATAGTGTATAATATAGATATTCGTAAAGCGTCTGTGTCGAATCAGCCGAAAGGAAATATACTAAATGGAAGAGAATGAAAACGAGTGGGGTGACGTTACCATCTCAGAATCGGTAGAGTATGAAATTGAAGATGACGGACCTCCTGCTCCACCGCCAGTACCTCCAAAACCAGAGCCTCAACCTGCAGCAAAGGCTGAAGCTCCTAAAAAAGAAGAGATAAAAGAGTTAGAAGGTATTGAAACAAATGGCGCTCAAAAAAGAATAAGACAGCTAGTAAAGCAAAGGAAAGAAAAAGAAGAGCAGATACAGGCTTTGTTACAAGAAAAACAAGAACTACAAACAAGGCTATCTACTCAAGAACAAAGTTTTGTAGATACACAGAAAACTACAACAGATTTAAGTGAAAAACAATTAAACGACAAAGTTGCTTTAGCAAAAGCTGCTTATTTAGATGCATATAATTCAGGTGACGGAGAAAAAACTCTTCAGACACTTGAGGTTTTACAACAAAGTCAATTAGATTTAGATAGTTTAAGTAAACAAAAAGCTGCTTTAGATAATTATACAAAGGCAAAAGAGGCTCAACTACAACAAGAGCAAGCCCAACAAACTCAACAAGCAGCTGCACCAGCCGAACATAGACCTGATCCAAGAGCAGAAGATTGGGCAACTGAAAATGAATGGTTTGGTAAAGATAGTATTCTAACTGCTTCTGCACTAGCAATTGATGCAGAGTTAAAGCAAACAGGATATGATCCTAATGAAGAAGATTTTTATACGGAAATTGATCGTAGATTACGAGAAGAATTTCCTCATAAGTTTCCTACTGCAGAAGGTAGTGAAGAAGATCGTTCGCAGCAGACGACACCTGCCGCTCAAGTGGTTGCTGGAGCTTCCCGGTCCCCAGCAACGTCTAGCAAGAAGATTAAACTTTCACAAGAAGATGTTCGACTTGCAAATAAATGGAACGTACCACTTGAAGTATACGCCGCTGAAAAATTAAAAGTTGAAAGATCAGACGGTGAATATACAGATATAACATTTGGCCGAGGGAGTTAAGACATGAATACACGGAAGAGCGAGGCACGTTCAGCCAGTACAAGAGAACAGAACACAAGGGAAGAAACTGAATGGACATGGGAAGAGCCTAATGCCCTTGATATTCCTGATCCAGTCTTAAATAGATTGGCTAATGAAGGAATGTCATTACGTTGGATTCGTATAAATCTAAAAGGGGCAGATGATTACCAGAATGTTGGTAAGAAAATGGCTGAAGGATGGACATGGGTTACTCCAGAGGAAGTTCCAGAAATGGCAATATCTTCTGTCGTGCAGGAGAATGGGCGCTATAGTGGTACAGTCTGCCGTGGAGACTTGGCGTTGGCTAAAATGCCAACTGGCAAACTAGAAGCCCGAAAAAGGTATTATGAAAACAAGAGCGCAGAGTTAATGCATGCGGTGAACTCACAACTTGAAAGCTCTTCGGATTCAAGAATGCCTATTAGTAATAATAGTAGGTCCACAGTGACTAGAGGACGAAGACCAAACTTCCAAGAATAGTTAGTGTGGGTCAGGGATAACAGAAAGGAGTGGCATTATGTCTACTACTAAAAACCTTAGAGGTTTCCTGCCATCCCGCAAACGTGGTTCTGGTTCTAACTCCACAGGTTTTGATGAGCTACCAATTGCATCGGGTGATGCAAGAAATATATTTACAGGTGATCTTGTTAAAACGAGTCTCGGTAATGTAGAACCAGTCTCTGCTGATGCTGACTTTGCTGTCGGTGTTTTCATGGGATGCCACTATGTGGAAAATGGGGAGCCTAAATTTAAAAAGAGTTGGCCCGCTAATACCAGCGCAACTGATATTAAAGCATTTGTTAATACTGATCCAAAGTCAACATACTTTATTCAGGCAGATGCTTCTTGCACTACGGGTGATATCAATGCGTTAAACTTTGGCCTAACTCTAGGAACAGGCAGCACCTTTACAGGGCAGTCTGGTTTTGGTGTTAAAGCTGCAACAAGAAATACCACTATTCTTCCAGTAAGACCTATTGGTACTCTTGATGAGCCGGGTAACGATATTACTGTTGCTACGGAAAGAGCTTTTCCAGTTCTAGAAGTTCGTATTGTAAAGCATGTGGATGCTAAGTTGTCCGCACCTGCTGGCATTTAAGGGGGGTTTGAATTATGGCTATTAATAGAGCTAGTATTTCCAAAGAACTTCTCCCCGGTCTAAATGCTGTATTTGGACTAGAATACGGAGAAGTTGATAATGAGCATGAGCCTCTTTTTGAGGTTGAAAACTCAGATAGAGCTTTTGAAGAAGAAGTTCTGTTTACAGGCTTCGGCACTGCACCTGTAAAGGGTGAAGGTGCTGCAGTTACATTTGATGACGCAAGTGAGAGTTATGTTGCCAGATATGTCAACGAAACCATAGCACTTGCCTTTGCAGTAACCGAAGAAGCTATGGAAGATAATTTGTATGACACCTTTGCTAAGTTGAGAGCTAAAGCTCTTGCAAGAGCAATGGGGAATACGAAGCAGGTTAAAGGTGCTGATATCTTCAATAACGGATTCACTGATTCTGCTGCCTTTCATGGTGGAGACGGGAAGCCACTTTTCAGTGCATCCCACCCAACTGTGGACGGTACACAGTCTAACCTTCTAAGTGCGGCAGACCTTTCGTTTGCTTCTTTAGAAGCTGGACTTACCGCCATTCAGAAGATCAAGGATGACCGAGGTATTCTTGTTGGTGGTTCAGCGGTATCGCTTCATGTAGCACCTGATAATTGGGCTACGTCGAACTCGTTGTTGAACTCCACTCTTATTCCTGCTTCTGGTACAGTTTCTTCCCTTGGTGGATCACAAGCTGCTACCAATCCAGCAGGATGGAATGATGTAAACTCCATTCAAAGCATGTCTATGCTTCCGAAAGGTGTGTTCATCAACCGTCGCTTTACTGATACAGATGCTTGGTTCGTTAGAACGAATGTTCCTAACGGTGCGAAGATGTTCATTAGAGCGCCACTTCAGACGAAGATGGAGCCAGACTTCGATACTGGTAATCTTCGATTTAAGGCCAGAGAGCGTTATAGCTTTGGTTGGTCTGACTGGAGAGGTTATTTCGGTAACGCTGGTTAATCGAAAGATGAGGTTAGAAGAGGGGAGAAATCCTCTCTTCTACTTCTTTAGGAGAATTAAATGACGAATATTAGAATTGCTCATGTTGTAGGTGGTGCGGGTGGAAATGGTTTATTTGTAGATGCTATTACAAGTGCAACTATTTCAGATACTCGTATTGGCACTTATACCTTTGCGGTGACAGCTGTATCAGAGCTTGTACTTGCTGATCAAAATGGACAAAAAATAAAACATCCTGTACTTGTAGCTAATACGGCAGATAGTATATATCTTAATGATATGGGTGTAAAATGTAGTGGAAAAGTTTCGCTATCTGGTGCAAGTAATGCTGGTAAGTTTTACATTTATTATGGATAAGTAAATGCCTTCTTTTAGTGATCTTGTCTCTGACATACGGAATACATCTGAAAATGATTCGCAAGAATTTACAGATCAAATTCCTTTAATTATTACTAAAGCTGAATTACGTCTTATTAAAGAATTAGATGACGTAGGATTAAATCAAATTACGTCTGTAACTACCAGTATAAGTAATCCTTTAGTATCATTAGCATCCGATACAAGACTTATAAGAAATATAAATATTACAGTTTCAGGTTCAAGAATTAATCTATTACAACGAAGCCAAGAGTATATAAATGACTTTTGGCCTTTTGTTTCTTCATCAGTTGGCGAACCTAAATACTATGCTATGAGAAGTAATACGCAGATTTATCTTGCACCTACTCCTTCTTCTGCATATGACGGTGAGGTTATTTATGTAGCTAGACCTACCACACTTACATCAGCAGCGCCAAATAATTACTTTACAGATTTTTGTTATGATGCATTATTTTATGCTTCAATGGTTGAGGCATCTTTATTTAATAAAAGTTTTAATACTGTACAAGCATGGCAAGCTGAACTTAAAAATTCAATGGACGGTCTTCGTAATCAAGCTAGAAGAGCTAGGCAAGATAACATGCAAAACAATACAAGTCCAGCAGGAAGTGCTGACACAATTATTCAGGGAAGTAGCTAGGAGGTTACAATGCCAATTATTAATAATAGAATTTATTCTTACGACAAGAAGGGTTTTAAGAAGTATAAAGAAGATAGAGAAGTTTGTGTAGCTAGGCCAACAGGCCAAGGCTATGGTGCTGCTAGAAAAGGACCAGCTTCTAAAGGAGAGGCTATTAATTTTGATGCTGTTGTTCTTGATAATAAAGAATATGATTACTCAATATAAGGAATAATATTATGGCTGGACCATTAGGACCGATTATAAAAGCAGCTACAAAAGCTCTTGATAGTGAGAAGAAAGTTGTAGAAAAACTAAAGAGAGGTAGAAAACGTCAAAGAGGACGTATTCCAAAAGATGTAAAAGCATTGATGGAGAAAGAAGGAATTTCTAGAACAGCTGCTGAAAAGAAAATTAAAGATAAAAAGGTTAAGCCTAAAGAATCTAAAACAGGTGCAGCGAAAAAAAGAGCTACTGATATGCCTAAAGGTAAAAGAGGCAGAGAAATTAAAAGACTTCAAAAACAACAAGAAGCTGATAACCGAGAGACTAGTGGTGGACCAAGACGTAGAAGTGTTGAAGGTGTAGCAGAAGGTCCGAATAGACCTGCTCTTTCTAAAGTTAAGCCTGATCCTAAAATGTCTCCCGCTCAAAGACGTAGAAGAGTTGCACAAGGTTTAGCTGGTGGACCAAGGCCACAGCGTAATCCAGATAGTCGAACTAATGTTAGAGATATTGGAGAATTTACAGATACTACCAGTATGGTTGCAGAACGAATGGGGCTAGGTGGTAGAGGTGTAATTGACGAAGACGAGATTATAGAGTTAGGTGGTTTTGAAATTCGTAAAGGTGGAGGCCAAATTCAATATAAGAAAAAAGGTGGTCCTATTGGAGTTGGTGCAGCCCGTACAGGTTATGGAAAAGTTAGGAGTTAATTATGTTTGGCAAAACTGTAAAGACAGCAATAAAAAGAAAACGTAACAAAGCTCAAAACACACCTTCTAATGTAGCTAGAAAAATGGAAGCTAGATCAATAGTTGATACTCCTAATTATCCCGGTATGAGAGATGTAGAATCTGGCAAGGCTGGAGAAGTTACTGTAGGTGAATCTTCATATTTACAAACTATTAGTGCTAAGTCTGCTAGAAAAAAACAAAGTATAAAAGATGCTACTGCTGCAAAAGAGAAACATACAAAAAAAATAAAATCTTTACAAACAAGGATAAAAGAAAATACTTCTGATACAAGTAAAACAATAAAAGAACGAGCAGCTATAGGTAGAAAACTACAAGATCAGCTTGAATCTCAAAGAGATTTGCTGCAGCAAGCTCAAGATAAAATAAGAAGTGCATCTCGTAAATATGGAGGTAAGGTTATGAAAAAGAAAAAGGCTGGCGGTAAAATTGATTCTTCATATACTGTAGGAACAAAAAGTTTTGCAGATAAAGTAAAAAAAGCTAATGATGCAAAAAAGAAAAAGGTTAATAAAAAAGCTGGTGGTGGTCGTATGAGTAGAGTTGGCTTATCCCCTGCTGAAGAATCAAGATCAGGCGTTATGTCAGAAGCTGATCGTAAGAGTAAAATAATGTTTGGTTATAAAAAGGGTGGTCAAGTATAGTGCCTTTTTCTAAGTACAGTCCTAAACAAAAGAAATTAGCTGCAGTAGCAAAGCCTAGAAAAAAGATTACTGCTGCTGATTTAAAAGCTGTACGAAAAGCTAAAGTAGGTGGCGCTGTTAAAAGTAAGTCAAAGGTTAATCAAGCTGGTAATTATACCAAACCAACGATGCGTAAAAATTTATTTAATAAAATAAAAGCAGGTGGTAAGGGTGGTAAACCCGGTCAATGGTCAGCTAGAAAAGCACAGATGCTTGCAAAGCAATACAAGAGTAAGGGTGGGGGCTATAGAGGTTAATGGCACTTACAAAGTCACAGAAAAGTTTAAAGGATTGGACAAAGCAAAAGTGGCAGACAAAATCGGGCAAACCCTCTACACAAGGTCCGAAAGCAACGGGAGAGAGATATTTACCTAAAAAAGCAATCGCATCTCTCTCCCCTTCTGAATATGCTGCAACTACTCGTAAGAAAAAAGAAGATACTAAAAAAGGTAAGCAGTTTTCTAAACAACCAAAAACAGTTGCTAGTAAAACAAAGGCTTATAGAAAGAAGGGTGGAACGGTGGCTACTAAAAGAAAAACTACCGGAAAAGGTATGAAGGGTATGACCATTGGGGGTGGTCATAAACGTCCAACTAAATCTGGTGCTGGCTTAACAGCTAAAGGAGTAGCTAAGTATCGTAGACAGAATCCGGGTAGTAAACTTAAAACAGCTGTAACTGAAAGTAAACCTAGTAAAGCTAGAGCAGCAAGACGTAAAAGCTATTGTGCTAGATCAGCAGGGCAAATGAAAAAGTTTCCAAAAGCAGCTAAGAACCCTAACTCAAGACTTAGGCAAGCTAGAAAAAGGTGGAAGTGTTAATATGACTATTTCTAGGTCTAAAATAGGTCAGCAAATTACAAAGCCTCCTCAAAAGAAAAAGCCTAAGAAAAAAGTTAAAAGGAAATAATTTATGGCTACTAGTGGTACATTTAATTTTACTTTAGATATTGATGATGTAATTCAAGAAGCCATCGAAATGATTGGTGGTGAGCAGACGCTTGGTCATGAACCTGCCTCTGCAAGAAGATCAATTAATTTAATGTTAAAAGATTGGCAGAATAGAGGTATTCTTTTATGGTCTACCGAAGCTTCTACTATTACAGTTCAAGCAAGTGTAACTTCATATGATTTAAGTGATTCAACAATTGATGCTCTTCAAGTTATTATAAATAGAGATAATACTGATTTACCTCTAACTAGAATATCTCATGAGGAATATTTACAGATACCTCAAAAAGGTCAGACAGGTAGAGCAACTCAATATTCAATTAAAAGAGATAGAGATAACCCTATTCTCTCTATCTGGCCTATTCCAGAAAATTCAACTGATGTTATTAAAATTGAAAAGATTAGTGAACTGGAAGATGTTAATAGATCGGCTGGACAAAATGCTGATGTACCAAAAAGATTTTTACCTTGTTTATCTGCTGGATTAGCTTATTATATGGGAATAAAAAGACAAGGTGTTGATCCTACTCGAATACAATTTCTCAAAACAAATTATGAAGAATTATTAGATAGAGCCTTTACAGAAGACTCTGAACGTGCTAGTATCTTTTTTAAACCTAAACTCAGAGCCGTATAATGGCAAGTAATAGTAAAGTTCTTGCAATTTGTGATATTTGTGGTTTTCAATATCCGCATAGAGTTTTAAAAAAGAATAGCTATGGTTTATTAGTTTGTCCTGAAGATTTTGATGGTGCGTTTGATTTAAAAAATAATCCACAGAATAAGGCTCCGAATGTAAAAGATGACGAAACAATTATAGATGCTAGACCACCTCAAAATACTGATCGAAATATTTTATGGGAAGCTGCCACTTCTAAGTGGGAAGAGACAACTCAAGATTGGAATATGATTTAATGGCTACATTAACTGGAAAACAAATTGCAAATACCTACAAGCAACTTTTGCAAATTGGATCGAATAATAGTGGGCTTGAAGCTGGACTGCAAACTGTTACGGATGGTTCAGGCAATAATTCTGCATTACAACTTAGTCAGGCAGTTTTAAATGTAAACGGTACATTTGCACTAAACGGTGTTAATATAACCGCTGATGCTTCGGCTCTTAATAATATTACTGATCTTACTGGTGTTACTGGAATTGTCGCAGTTAATAGTGGAACTGCTCTTGGTCGAACTTTAGTTGGTGGAGACGGTATGACTATTAGCAATGCTAATGGTACAGCTGGAAATCCAACTGTCGCCTTATCAGTAACAGGAGTTACATCAGGAGCATATGGCCCATTTACCACATTTGATGTAAATCAGTTTGGTCAAGTTACAAGTGCTGTTGCTGTATCAGCTAGTGTATCTTTACCTACAATAAGAGCAACAGAGTTTATTGGAGAAAGATTAAATCTTTCAGATAAGTTAAGTGTAACTGGTGCTGGAAATATTGTAGGTATCGTTAGTTTAGGAAATGACGTTGGTGTTAGTGGTGATCTTGCTGTTAAAGGAGCCGCCAATATTACAGGCAATGTTTCTTCTGCTGGAAATATTAGGGCGGCTCATGCTAGTATTGGTGGTGGTACATTTAGTGGAACAGTTTCTGCAACAAGTTTTGTTGGAGATGGTTCAGGATTAACTAATGTTCCTTCTTCTGAAGGTGGGACAGTAAAAACAATTGATGCAGGTACAGGTATTCGGATAACAATTGATGGTTCTGTCTCAAGCTCTATTCCTGTTAGTGGTGTTATCGCAGTATCAGCAAATCAAAACTTTGGAACTGTTTCAGTAAGCACAGCTTTTGCTGCAACTGGAACTGCTATCTTTGGAACTTTGAGTGCTACTAATATTGATGCTGATGAATTATTAATGGCTGGAGTCTCAGCAGCTAATGTAACAGAAGTTGCTGCTGTATCAGCTTTAACAAAAACAAACCTTGATGCTATTACTAGTATCAATACAGTTATTGGAGATGGTAGTGGATTTGTTACACCATCTCAATTAGCTACTGTATCTGCAGCTTTAGCAACAAGCATTGGAACTACTAATTCTGCTGTGACGAGTGTTAATACCGTTGTTGCAGCAGTATCAGGATTAACTAAAACAAATCTCGATGCTATTACAAGTGTTAATACTGTTATTACAAATCTGTCTGCTACAATGGCAACAAGCATTGGTAATAGTAATACTAATATTGCAGCTGTATCTGCTTTAACATCTGTTAATAAAGCCGCAATAACTTCTATTAATACAGTTATTGGGGATGGCACAGGATTTGTAACTGATTCAGAATTAGCAACAGTTTCAGCAGCTTTAGCAACAAGTATTGGTAATAGTAATACTAATATTGCTGCAGTTTCAGTTTTAACTTCGGTTAATGCTGCAGCAATAACAAGTGCTAATACAGTTATAGCAGCAGTATCAGGCTTAACTAAAACAAATCTTGATGCTATAACCAGTGTTAATAGTGTTATTACAGATTTATCAGCTACAATGGCTACAAGTATTAATAATAGAACAGCAGCAATAACAAGCATTAATACTGTTATTACTGATCTATCTGCTACGATGGCTACGAGTATTAATAACAGAACAGGAGCAGTAACAAGCATTAATACTGTTATTACTAACTTGTCTGCTACAATGGCTACCAGTATAAATACAGCAAATACAAGAATAACATCAGTTAGTGATTTTGCTGTAGCTCTTTCTGCTACTCTAGCAGCAAGTATTGGAAATCATTTACCGCTTGCGGGAGGAACACTTACAGGAACTGTTAGTGGTACAAACTTTTTTGTAAGTGCTGTAGCTATAGGAACTAATGCACTTCTTGGAAAAGAACTTAGACTAGAAAAATCTGCTGTAGCAGATGTTCAACAATTAACAGATGCAACAAATATTACTGTAGACTTTAACGCAGGACAAAATTTTACTGTAACTCTTGCAGGTAATAGAACTCTTAATAATCCAACTAATTGTGTAGCAGGGCAAGTAGGTAGTATATTTATTGTTCAAGATGGTACAGGCTCTAGAACATTAGCCTATCAAAGTAGTTGGGATTTTCCAGCTGGTGAAGCTCCAACCCTAACAACAGATGCTAATGGAAGAGATAGATTAGATTATATTGTTCACACATCTACAGATGTTCAAGCAATACTAACAAAGGCGTATTCATAAATGGTATTTAATAACAATCTTCTTATAGCAGCTGGAGGTGCTTCGGCTGGTGGTGGTGGTTTTGATCCCACTAATATT